CCGATTTCGGGGTCCTAATGCTTCATACTACTAAGCCCTAACCGATTTCGGGGTCCTAATGCTTCACTACTCAATGCGTCTCTCGCAATGTATTTTCTTCGCACAAGATATGTATTGATATCTGCAGTCTATAACAATTACGTGTACCTACGTCTCCTCGGAGTTCAGTACGCCTACTCACCAGTGGTGTTCGGCTTTAATTGTATGTTGGTATTTCTGCTGTTGTGTTACGTCCATGTATGTAATGTTAGATAGTGTAATATGTGTTGGTGGTTAGTCTGCCACGGAAAGTGATCAGTACACTGGCTTATTATAGTTAGGCAAGCAATACCATGCTTTTCAATATCTACTAGAATTGTGTTGGGTTATGTATTTTGTACAATCTCTCTTACAGACGAGATTATAGTGGTATATAATGCAAGACAATTCATAATGGCTGATATCTAAACTATAGTGAGGTGTGTACAAAGGCGGCCGGTACGATGTGTGGTTTCTGGTTCGATCCCGCGTAGTGTGTTTGCGTCTCTATCCTATACATTAGTCTCATTCAGTGGTTAAACTTTATTCAAAGTGATGTTAATTTACATGAATGATCGGCTTGTTCCAGGCCTTGTGTCCGTATGTATAGAAATCTTAGATTAGGCCCGAGGCCGGACACATAAACATGAGCACTACGCTTCCTGCCAACAACAAGATCTAGCATACTATCCAACATGACTTTCCTAATTGTATAGAGTTGTTTGAATTTAAGTGGTGTTTGAGTTATCAATGTGGTGTGAAATTAAGTGTGTGTAGTGTTTTCGGCATTTGGCATAGGTAAAATTTTTAAATTTGCTGTGTTAAATGCGTGTTTGAAAACGCGTGATTAATATTAATGCTGTCTAGAATGGTCTGTCTAGAATCCTCTGAAGAGGCGTAAAGTATACAGCTTTAACTAAACTCAGGCGGTTTTATGTGATTGTAATAAAGTGTGGTGTAACAGTGGGTATTATTACATTATTTAGTGTTATAGTATTAAAACCTAATTATATGGATTACTAAAGTTGTGATATACAAGTTTAATTTGGTTAGTTAATTGGGTAAAGTAAATCCATAATATATATATCATAATAAGGCAGAAGCCATAATATATTGCAGTAAAAATGTAATATAAAAAAGTAGCTAACTTATACGAACAGTTGATGAAAGTTGAAAAGTGATTAAACAACCACCTAAAGCGATTTTCTGAATTTATACGAGATTGCAGTTTACTTATACGAGCGTCCTGGAAGGAGGGTATAACTGCCGTCAGACTGTCGCGGTAGTAGGGGGATGTAGTGCAAGTGCTTTGACTTAGATGATGAGTTCGTATACATAGCATCGATTTTAGCATAAGTAGGAATAAGATAAGCCCAAGTAATAGCAGTGAAGATGACCAAAAGTGTGACGCATGCCGCCAGGAGGTCGCGAAACCAGTAGTGTGGGTCTAGATATTTGCTAGATGTTATTGAGCATTTCAAATTTTTGTCGATGACATCCATAACGCTTGTGAAATTCTGTACATGGGAGCAATAACAACTCTGGACACCAGAGATGCTTTTGCAGTAGTCGTAACCCATTGCAGTACAATGCTGTGTTGAACTTGCCTCACAAAGCTTAGTGGAAGGAGACACTACTTCGGTGTCCGTATCTGCTGCCATGGCGACAGCGAGGATGCTAAAAAGGATGGTAATTTTGACTATCATGCTGATAAATGGGGTTTTATATTTTGATAGTAGTAGTATGATTATATAATTCTAAGAAATTTGAGTACTATAAAAACGATTACTGCGATAACCAAGTATAGAACATATGAGTTTTCCGATTTTATGGAATGCATACTATTAATTAGTGCGTGTATTCGTCTATTTTCTATCATCAATGCATCGTATTTAGCATTGAAATCGTTCTTAAGTGTTTCATATTGTTGTTTTAATTGTTCGTCGGCTGTTGTATTTATACTTAGGTCATTAGCTTGTTGTATATTATTTAATATAGGTAAGACATCGCGTTTATAAAGCTTTTCGAGCAAATCTACTCGAGTGGGTGGTATATAGAAATTTGTGTCATTGACACGTAGTGAAGGATGTATAAAAACATTATTAACATTCATATCTGTGCACGATACAAAATCGTTGGAGCTGAAACTGTAACCAGGGATCTGGACTGTAGAGTTGCAAGTTAGCATCAATATAGAACCAGCTAGTGCTTGAAGTGAACTTCCATAGTTTAATGAATAAGTGGTATTATGTACAAAGTACATAGTATGTGGTGGAATAAACATGGCACTCTCAGTGAATTTTGTTGGTTTGGTATACAAAGAGGTTACTTTATGAAGTGTTCTAATATAATGTTGTCCACAATACCAATAACTCTCACCCTCACGGCAAAATCCGCTAATAGGTGACTCAAGACAATACAAATCTGTGCATATAGCATTACCCTGATAAGTATTGTAAGTTACTAGTGAATCATTAATTCCAATGGGGAGCGCTGAAAGCGTTGAATGGTAGAAGAGACTATCTTTTTCATGAATGAGTTTTATTACAGGGATGTAGATATCAAATTCAAGGTCATAAAAATTAATACCAGTGACATTTAGATACCTGACTTTACCATAAGAGTAAGGTACATTAGATTCTATAATAGGTATTGAAAATCCATGTTCTTTAAGTTTAGCCTGAAGAGGGCTATTAAAAGCATGAAGATGTTCGGAAGGAAAATGATAGTGTTGCTGTATGGAACTAAGGGTTTCTATATACGCAAAGCGATAGTCAACTATATTTTGATATACACGAAATAGTGAATTAGTATATGACATGATTATGGAATTTACATTAATGCGATCTTCCATAGTGTGTGTTGTATTTTTAATCTGATTAATTAAGTTGTTAATGTCATTCACATATTTAGCTTGATGATCATTTATAGCCGTAACGAGTTGTTGCAGTTGATTATAATGAAGATTTGTGCGAGCATTTACAACACTGAGCTGTGATTGTAAGTCGTGGATTAATTCTGTATTTGCATAAGAGAAATTTTGAATAGCTGTTAGACTTGATTTTAAACTACCAATGTCGATATTAGTTGTACATTCACCTCCCAGCACTTTAGCGGCGCTAGAAACAAGAGGCCAGCCACAAACGTAGGATGAATCCCAACGCTTGCTGCGTTTTTGTGCTTTAGCTGGTGTGATGAAATTAACTTTATTACAAATTTCGGCATTAAAGGCATTTATAGTTGTGTCATAATAGACATCTCTACAAAAGGTTGTTGATACGTTAAAAATTGCCTCAGTATAATTGGGTAAAAATATACTAGCTTGTGCAAATTCAGAAGGACATATAAAAGCCCATAGTTGTGATCGTGTGTATACAAAGATATCCTCTGTATGTCTAAGCCAATAACTAGCTAGTGGTTCCAATTCTAAATTACCATCGTCCAATATTTCTTGAAAATGTTCACCGATAGTGGTTACATCTCCAGTTGTTGTTGTAGTTTGCAAAGGGCAAGGTGAATCAGCATTAAAGTAATCTTTGAATGGATGTGCTACGGGTTCTATACCTAAATAACTAAATAAAACGCGAAAGGCATCAACTAGCGGTTGGTATGGTGTCTTAAAGTTATTTAGCAATTGCTCAAAGGAGGTTTTATAATTAATAGCACTGTTATATAAATCGGTGCCAAAATTATATTTTAGAGTTGTCTTCAGAAAATCATCCACTACAATTAGTGGTTTATTATATGAAACGATGTGGTGTGTGCTCAAATCTATACGGGTAGAGCAGAGTGCATTAGGCAGCATCAACAGTAAGAGCAGGAAGGGAACCAGAGTCAAATGCTTGACGTGTACGCATGAGGATTGCATTGAAGGCGTCTGATAGTTTACGCACATACTCATCTTTTTCTTCTGGAGTGAGTTTTTGGTGGTTGTAAATTGCATTACGTTCAAGGGTTGAATCTTGAACAAATACGCCAACACCGAAAGTATGGATGTAATGGTCGCTATCCTCAAATTGATTACGATAGTAGACTTGGTCAATTCTGGATGCCATTTTAGGTTTAAAGAGGAACTGGACTGTTGCTCCAGTCTTTTCATTCTTTCTCCATCCCATATGGTTTCTAGCATCAAATTCTTTTCCAATTTTGTAGAGCTTACCATTGGTTTCGGTGTAGTTGGGGCCTGTTGCAATAGCTTTCTTGACCTTGGGCTGAGCATTTGCTGCAGCGTTAGGTTGGTTGCGTTTAGTCTTTGGTTTTCCTGTTGGTGGTTGTTTTGGTGGTTGAGCTGAGGCTTGCTGCTGCTGCTTGCGTTGGCGTTGTGGTTTTGGTGCCATTGCATTTCCGTTTTTAGAATTAGTGGTTTGCCGGGTTTGTTTCGCAGTGCCTTGTTGGGCTGGTGTGTTGTTGTTGTTTGAAACAGTAGCGGGCATTGTGAGTTAATCATAAAATGGGATTAACTAGTAGGTTATTTGGGAGAGTATCTGAATACACTTTGGCGTGAGCGCATTAATGGTTGTATTATACTGCGCGTCATCGAATACCAATGCTTTCTTAACTCAGCCCTCAGTTCATGTGATGTCCAGCCTTGTACGGGTGGCTTACGCTTATTCGCGAAGACTATCCATAATTCTGAGGAAAAAGTTACAGCATTCAAATTACACACTCTTACGTATGTAAAATTTTTAGAAAGTTCCTCTAGTTGTTGTATAACATCTTCAGTCGCTCCGCGACTTGTGATTTTCATTATAAGAGTTCCAGTTTCTATAAGGTATTTTAAAGTGTACGCAATCAACTCGGGTATCCATGGACTGGTGTTGTTATGGATGTCTGAAATTATTAATTCCGTGGTATAACCTATATCTAGCATTTCCATTAGTGTTTTTCTGTGATGTGTTGTGTTATTATCAATTTTAAGGCGTGGATCAATATGTATGAATTTTGTCTGTTTGAGGGTTTTAGCCATTTCATTAGCAAGTACTGTATCACCGAGATAACTAGCTGAACCAGGTAATATTACTGGTAAGTTAGGGTTCAGTGTTTTACGGTTTGTATATAACATACTATCTTGTAGTATATGTAGTATACCTAAAGCTTTGGTGGTCATATGACTGGAGTGTTGTTTACGTGTATTATAACCAGGAATTTCTAAAGTTAGATGGTCCCAATTATGTGGAGCTTTAGCGAGTGCTGCGTGGTTATTTAACAATGTCTTACCAGTGTAGATAAATTGATATCCATACTTGGTAGCTTGTGAGATTTTGCTAATGATATCCATTTGATCTATATGTATATTACAAACTAAAGTTTGAAATTGTTCGCCTATATTAGATGTGATTATACAATCGGGTATTGAACAGCTAGGTTCTATTTTAGCTTGATGTGGTTTTCGCCCTAAATCACAAAATGGTGAATATAGTGATTTAAAAACGTCGTTACCGCTTACTGTGCGATATTCATGTACGTATTTGGCATATTTACTATTTAAATATAGACATAGGCCAGTGGTCCCGAGTTTGTAATAGTGTTCTTTATTAATGTCGCTAAAGATGTACGAAGGCTTTGAAAAACCACCATCTTTATACCAGTGACTATCAAAATATATGTGCTCTTCAGAATCACAGGTGTGGGTATTCATATTATTTTGTGGGTTTGACTTACCTTGTAATACGTCGATATTATGTAGAGCTTGTTTTAGCGGTTCTTTGCCGCAGCCCATATTGCAGTGTGTTTTATTGGTGTTTATGTATTGTTGATACCAAATCTTCTGTAATTCGCGTCGAAGTTTACACATCTCTGGATTGAAATTCTTAAGGCGATAGTCCATAGAAGTAAACGCCTTGAGGTTAGCTTGTGGTTCATAAGCTAATTTTTCAAGATGTGAAAGTACTAAAGATTGGTAAATACATTGTGTCATGATGGCATCATCAAGTGGGTCATGTGGTGTTATAGGTGCATGTATGGTTCTGCAGTATCTAGCATGACAGTCTGTTAGACTATTAGATGCTACATTATCGAGGTCCAATGTTAGCTTTAAGTAATCATTGTGATACACTTTTAAGGTTCTCTCATTTGTATATTGATTGCGGTCTACTTTGAGATCTATGATCTCGAGATTTACAAAATGAGTTATATTAAGTTGATCCTTGAGGTTATGTGCGTGGTATTGGCAGAGATAATAAGTGTGTCGGCCTTGTGGTGAAGCATAAATTGGTTGTGACGTGCAGCGTGTAGTTATATTACATACTGTTGAAATGTCTGGATATAGTGTGTGCGCTTTTAAGAAACAGTGGTCACTAGCGCCAGACCATGTGATGATAACAGGTTTCACATGCATGTTATCTACACAAAAATTTAGCAGTGGCTTAAGATCTACGGTGGTGTCATTACGTATGCCTTGCATAACTGATGTTAGGAGATGTTTATATTGTTCTGGTTGTTGTTTCCTCATCCAGTCGCAAGTGTAAGTAGATGTTAACGGTTTGTTATTGTCCTTATAGTTGTACTTTTGTGGGACTATTCTATCGAATTTGTCAATTATATAGCGCACTGGAATGCCTGCTATACGTCGTTTGCCATATTTACTAGAAAAACCATAAGAAAGCATTACTGGTTCTTGTACGTTGTCTCTAGGGTTTAAGAATTCAGCATCAAAGCATATACAGTCGTCCATAACTATGTTCATTGGAAATTTCCGTTGCATAGTATAGATGTTCTTATCGAGATGTCTTACATTTGTATATTTCATTTCTGCTTGGGTCTTTAACGTGGTTGGTGAATCTAAAGAAAGTATTGCTTTACCACTAGTGTTGTAAATCTTAAAGTATGTCAAATTGTGTTTATTCAAAGTCTCGTACACGTCTTTAAAAAGAAATGCGGGGTTTTTGTCAATTGGTGGAACTGTTATAAACAACACTGACTTCGCCCTTGAAATAGCTACATTAAATCGATTAGGATTTAACGTGAAGTTGTTAATTTGGGAAAGACATAGTATTACTATATCGAATTCGTCACCTTGTGCGGAATCGATAGTGCTTAATTTGACATTTTCTGAAAGTATTTTCTGCTGCTGTAGTGAGATAAAATTTTGAAGTTGTGATTTGTAACTACATATAATTGCAATAGTGGGTTGGTAGTCGTAACTTGCATGGAGTGCTAATGTTTGATTGACTAGCACTAGAATTTCTAAGACCTTATCAGTTTCATCCTGATTCAATATTACACCTTGATTTCTAAAAGTTGGCTCGCCGACTTGCACTGTATTAATGGGATTTAGTGGGCGTATAATACGATCTGCTATAGATGTCGCGCATTCCATGTCTTTATCTGCATAATACAGATCCTTGAAATACTGGAATATACTTGGGTGACATCTAAAGTGATATTTTAATACATGCACTTCGCGCGGGTAGGTTTCAGTGTAATAATTAATCAAAGTATGAAAACGTGATTGTAATGGTTTTCTAATCTCATCAACACCGCTAAGCTGTCTGGGATCACCAGAAAACAAAACGCGTGTAGATGGTTTTAGATGTGCAAGGCCTGTTAGTAAGTAATTATCCGATGTTAAACTGAATTCGTCAAGAATCACTAAGTCTATATCTTTAACATGCTGTACAGTTGAAAAACTTTGTATAGTTGTAACGCATATGCGATCTTTGTCTAGCATATTAGGACGATATAATATGTATGGATGTAGCTTTATAGCTTCTTTCATTCCATCTGTAACAATTCTGACTAATCCGGGATTTTGTATTGCTCTTCTTTTCATCATGTGTGCTATTTTATATAGCAAAGCATTGGCAGATTGGTGTGATGGTGTGTACACTAAAATACGCATACCCTTTTCATGTAAATGATTAATAAGTATGGATAATGTGTGTGATTTTCCTGTACCAGGGCCTCCAAACATGATTTTAAAGCGCTTTTCATTCAGTTCCTTTAGAAGAATATTAATATTGTCAGTCACATTTGGCTGAGCTGGAATTTTCAATGAAGGTTTAAATTCTGGAAAAGGTTTTGCTGTAATCGGTAATTGTTGGTTCCATGCTAATAGCAAGCGCGTGTATTCGGGCACATGTTGTGTCGTATTGCGTAGTATAGCGCTTAAGGTGTTTAGACGACGCTGTCGTATAAAAGTACAATAATTTGGAATTTGTGTGTCAGTTTGCCATATATGTGTGTTTGTGCTGCTTAGGCGGTAATAATTAGGTGTGAAACTTACCTCGCGCGTTCCCATTAAATAGGAATAAGTTGAATGTTGATCGAGTTTATGTTCTCGAGGTATTTCAATGTAGTACGTTCCAATTTCTTGTGAATTGATGAGTGTAATTGGTATATCAACAACACTGGAGTCTAATACCTTGCTTTCTAATTTTGTAAGCTGCATAATTAATTGATGATATGGTCTGACAACACCATATGAACTTAATTGTAAACTAACTCTAATACGGTTAGCTAATTGATTAACTGGTAGTGTGTAATCTTGGTGTAGATACAGTTGAATAAGTCCCATAAATTGTTCTTTACTTATTGCGTAGATCGGGTGTGCTTTAGTGTAATTCATATAGCATTGTTCATAAAATGTTATACGTTTTGTGTCAGTTACACATAGATAAAGGAGTGGTGGTAATTTTACGTTCTCATTGTAGTTTAGAATACGTACAGCATTCTTAGGTTTATGTGATTCACAATAGTGCTCACGGCCAGTTGTATATAATAAGTTGATGTCTGTAGTATAACAATGGTGGCATTTTACTGTCTTACAATTTAGGTATAAACAGGTATGACCTGAATATTGTAGATGTTGTTCCATATGAGAGCCATGATTGGTATCTGCACTATTGCAAAATGCGCGTTCACATGTTGCACATGTTAAATACGCATTTTCTCCACAAACATAGCAATTGTACGTGATTAATTTTCCTTTATTTTGAAGCATATTTTCATTACGCAATTGGGCTTCTTCGTGTTGTTGTATTAGTTGACGTTTAAATAGCGATAGGTTACGATAGCGGTGTTTATATTTACAGAGGTAATCCATATAGGCACTTGATTGATCAAGACCCCATAAGTAGTCAAAATTTTCATATAAATCGCAATTTTTAAGGTCAAACTCTACGTCCTGTAAATCAGGAACTTTGATGCAATCTAAGAATATTTCATCCGTTGTGTTCAGCTTAAGTTCTATGTAGTTTCTTAGTACATCAAGGAATTTTACAATAGGATGAGTAGGTTCATCTACATACTTAAAGTAGTATATGTAAACATAAGAGAATAGTGCCAATAGACGTGTAATATTAATTTGTGGGTCTAATGTGTTCTTATTGTCACTCAGGAGCATTGCGGTATACATGCGTCCAAACTCAGGTATTGGGAATACCATATCACCAAACTTAATAGTGTCTTGTGATAGGAATTCACGTGCATAACGTTCAATAGCATCAATGTGGTATTTGTTCTTGTTTTGTGCTATCATATAATGGCTTATAAGATGACTAACAGCCATAAAAGCAAACATACATATTATGCGTGGATCAATAACGATTAAACCATCATCGCTTAAATAAGCACCCTTGGCTACACGTTGGCGTATAATGTGTAATGTATCAGTATTTCTAAGAGTTACACAGCTTGGATCTATGTAATCTGAGGGTATCTTGGTAAAAACGGTTTTACACAAAGAGTTGCGTAACTTTTCCTCTAAATGTACATTCTCCGGTGTTGACTGAATTAACATACTAATAATAGCATAAAAATCTATCAACAAATGTAATAGGGAATTACCGTCAGCTGTGCGACTATTACCTGAAGTTACACCTCCTGGTTTCTGAAACAATTCATTGCCAAAGACGAGGTAGTCATATAAGACTTGTGTAGTTTCGGCCATGTATTCGTGCCAAGTTTGTGATGGTGTAGCATTATTGAGGTTTTTCTGGGTATTTGGATCTATTAAACTGTATAAAACAGTTGTAGTTGTTAATTGTAGCATGTTAGAAATACGGCGATCCCATTTAGGATAGTCTTTTCCACCAAGTACTGCATGTTCTGCTGTACCGGGGTTATCGGCGGGTGAATTCTTATAAAGATATTTATAGATTTTATCCCAACCACCGTATTGTGCCGTAAAACCTATTAGAATTGGACCACCTAAGCTGGAGGTGTATTTAATTTTATCCAAATTCCAACGGTAAAGTGAGCGTCCTGGTTCTGATTTATTTATACTAATAGCGAGGATTGTACGATCGCGGTGATTTTTAGATGGGGCTACCTTATTGATAGTTAATGTTAACTGTTGATCAGCTGAATGGCGTTTGTGATACACAATAGCATCACGATAATTACCATATAGTTCACGCATGAATTCTGAATCACCAAATTTTCGGTATGGTGTACCGGCTGATTTGTGCTTATTGCGTACAGGTACTTCTGAGGGCACCATTGGACAGTTTGGCTTACCATCTGAAGCTGAAATTTCTTCAGTTAGTAGTTGATGTAATAACTCTATAGCCATTAAAAAGACTGTAGGTGAAACTGAACCGGCGGTGTTTTGGTTAAACAACTCAAGATCTTGTCGTATAGATTGTTCTGATGGTGTTTTAATATAATACGGACTTGAATATGTTGTTTCGGGGTCGTGTACAGCTGGGTTGATGTTCAGTGGTGGTATTAAAGCTGTTAAACCAGTAGAATCGATGTACTCTTTAAGTTCACGATCAATTAAGTGGTCTGGTTTAGTCTTCATTGTGTATGCGTAATCATTATTTGGTAGAAATTCTCCGTGTCGGAGTAAAGCTGGGTCAAATTCTATCAATGGGTGTAGTTTACGAGGTGTCTTATAATCAGACAACTGAGCCTTAGCATGCACACAAGATCCAAAATCATAGACATCCTTCAGGTCATCTGGTATTTTGTCTTTACAAACTTCGCAGTCACGTAGTAGTATTGCTGGGATTTCACCAACAATGGGGAAACTAGCTTTGCGTGTTTTTTCATAATTTATTGAATCAAAGTGTGAAAGGTTAACATTGGCATCATATAAGTTATGTAGCCAAATGTTCAAACTTGTGCGTAACATTCGGTTGTGTGATTCTAACTCGTATGGGTGATCAACTATGTATAGTTCATGAATTGTAGCGTCTAAGGGTAAATTGTAAAGTATATCCTGAAGGTTGTTAATTTCGTTGTGATTTATTTTACAATATACGTCACCATCAAAATTTTTGACGGTGGTGTGGTTCAATTCGATGTATTCCGAAAGTGGCCTTGTAGGCTTGATGATTATGCTTGTAACAGCATTATCTATTCCGGCTAATTCTATTTGTGGACATTCCATAGTATCGTAACAATTCCATAGTGGTTCTGGTTCCATAGCATATAAGTCTAATTTTAGGTATTTGGCGAGATGTTGTATTGTTGGTCTGTATAATGGTTGATCATCAAACTTTGAGTCTAATGGTAGATGTCGAATAGCCTCAACTGCAGATTCAAATTGTTGAATTAGATCGAGACTGGGGTCCACTATAGACGTGTAGATTGGCTGGCTTATGAAGTACATACCTGTATGTTCATAGAAAGAATATAGCATGTGGTAATAAGGTTGCATAATGCGTAGTTGACTTTTTACATCAAATTCATAAATATCCTTTCTAGGTTTGTAATCTTCAAAATCCAATATACCATTTAGATCAACATTGTCTGCGGTCAATACAAAATCATAATGCTTTAACATAGCTTTTGTTGTTTCAAATACCTTATAATTTAGTTTATGCAAAAGTATACCGAATTCAACTAGAAAACGGCGACATAGCATACAACATGTGTGCTGTGGAGATGGAGTGTGCGATTTTAATTTAAGTAGTAGATCGTCATTAATTTTATGATAAGTCACTTGTGGTAATGTGTCATATATGGGGTGCCAATTTTCTTCCTTTATTAAACCATACAAGTCAGCAAAACTAAGTGCTGTCATGTTATAGCGTAATAAATGTGGGATGGTGTCATGCACCAACTTGTGTTCTATTAGAAAGAGGTCAGATTCTTGGTTAAGTAACATTTCATAAACTTTGTATTCCTTTACAATGTGTTGTTTAATTTTGACGTTGACGTTGTTATTTACTTCATCGACATAACTGATGGAAGTTTTATTGCAGGAGATATCGATGGTGTGTCTTATACCAGAGCTTGTGTTGGTACATAATTGGTGATATCGGGCTACATTACTGTTCCTGCTTAGAGTACGAGCCCACTTTGAAAATCCAAAGGGTGCTTAATGATCTTCTCTAAGATATCACATGTTTTGATAACATCGTCAACAATTTCATTGCGCCATGCCTGTAAATAATTTACATAAATAGTAGCATGATTAACGTCGTTTTCTGCGTAAGTAACGTGTGCAACAAATATTGGTAAGTTGGCAGTCCTAATGAAATTAACCACTTCGACAAAGTGATGTTCATCATCCGGTTTCAACTTCATAACCAATAAGTACTTATGTTTAGTGCGCAAATCATCAAGTGTCGTGTCATTGAGAGGGGTACTAAATTTAATTGTGTTGTCGTCTTTCTCTACATGATTTTCATTGCTAAGGACAGTCCGGTCTTGAAGTTTAAGTTGTATTTGATTGATCATAGCATTCAAAATAGCTAGGTCAGTGGGACATACATCTGAGATGTAGTAATAACCTTCAGGATCGGTCTGTTTGAGTTTGAGATTAGTGATGTTACGGTAACGTGCTGGTGGTGGTGTAATAGCTGTTGTACGTCTCATTAACCATATGCGGCCGTTGTAAATTGCGTTAACATCCCCGTTGTTTGCATCAACGAAGTTGTATTCGAGGTTGTCTGGCTTGATATTTATAGGTGTTAGATATGCTTGAGACTGGTAATGCGCGGTATCAGCAATATGATAGCTGGGACTCTCACAACCGGGTTCGCGTTGTGTTAAACATTGAGTGCAAGGCATACAAGCTGGACAGCTACGATAACGAGCAATAAAGTTACTGAGTGTAGGAAAACGCTTCACGGTGGTGTCATAAATGGCACCACAACGTGGATGTTTATTATTGCGGTAGTAACTTTTGCATTTTGTACATTCTTCAGCATGCTTATACCAAGCATCCTTAATCTCCATGGTGCAATTAAAATAACCATGTTTGTGTGTCGCTGTGCAAGTAAAATCTTGCTGTCCACACATACTAGGTACGGTCTGATAACCATTACCTGTCCACAATATTGTCGTAAGTGTAGTGAAATTGGTAACAATTGCTTGATTAGTTAGTACTTGTCCATTACGATAAGCATTGTAATGGTGCATTTCTGCATCAGTGGGGTCCAATTCCAAATTATTGCCAAGAAGTACTTTCATTATCTTCTGGGCTTCATTTTGTAACATAAAGCGATTAGCGAAGCATGCGTGAACCATATGAACAATTGCACTAGCAATGTTCTGATTTTGACGTTGCATCTTACGGATACGATTGTTTTGTTCCATAATTTGTTTTGATTCTTTCTTACGCAGATCTTCGATGCGGCGCGCCTCATGTTGTTTTTGTGCTACTTGCATGTTTATTTGTTTATTAAACAAAGCTATAACACGCACTAAATTATTCATGATGTAATTACGATCACGAAGATTAGAGGTCAAATGAGATGCAGTTAAGAAATCCTTATGTTTGTAAATTTCCGACAATAGTGCGATCAGGTTTTCGTTGTGTTCGTTGTCTTCACGTAATTGATGTATATGTCTAACTAGCAATTCAGTAGTTCTAGCTAGCAAGTCGCGATCGAGTGTTTCGGGGGTAGAACTAATTATCAAATAGCGTACGAGTTCACCAATGTTGGCACTGTTAATGGTTTCAATATCAAACTCAAAGTTCATATTCTTAAGAGCTATCAAACTAGCTTTTTCTGCCATTAACTTATCATGTATGTCCTCAACGTTAGTGTCTATGACCTTAGTCGTGTGCTCCTTCTCATCAAAATGGATTTCAAAGCCATTTAAATCAAATTCGCCAGTGTCACTAATATATGATAGAATAGTCTTAATTTGGTCTTCATAGTTCTCAATCTTTTCGAATACAACAAATAGGATAGGATATAACTTATAAATTTCATCAATGTATTGTTTTAGCAACTCTTCAGCATTATATGTATTAGCCCAATTAGCCATAAGGTCGTCAACATTGTTAATTACCTGGCTGAGTTCGTTAAAGGCAGCATAGGGTTTAATACATTTTAAGAGTGTGGCCAAATGAGTACACAAATTTTTAGGAGTACCGAGTTCCCTAGCAACATCCTTTGCAATGGTTAAATTCTTATTATAGCGAATAGCAACAGCCGTGTAGGGGTTATAGCGGATGGCTAGAGCTGTAATTTGCTTACGCCATTTCAACGGCATGTAAACTAGGCCATAATAATAATTGACGTAAATGTGGGGAATTGCAAAAATAATGGTGCTCAGGATCATTTTCAAGTATCGATTCATCCTTACAAAGAATAGCCCGAATACACAAGCAGCGGCTATATAGAAGGCTGGATGCGTGTGTGTAAACATATACACAAACACATACAGAACATCCATAGTGTTATCAAAACCACTAGAACTGTGCTCTGGAGGATTGAAGATGGTAGCAGTTTGGTTGTAATAATCGGTCTTTTTGTTTTCAAGAAGTCCATACTTAATGCAAGTTTCAAAACTTTTGGTTCCTATAGTTGTAGTTGTGTAACGATTGAAGTTATTGACGAAATTACTATAATCTACATAGTATCCATATTGTGCATATTGTTCAGCAGTTATGTTGAAATCTGACAACAGCCGAGGGTCGTATGGCAGCTTAGCATTAGTTGTATTGGTTAAATGCTGTAATGTTTCCAAAGTGGCACATACGTTACGCAAAGGATGCTGATAAACAACCTTAGATGTCTCGAAATCATAATTTTCCGGATTAGGCAAATTGATTTCGTTATTTAGAGTTATCATGATTTCAGATGGGTGTTGTAATTTGTAACTAGTCCAAATATTAGATTTGCCAGTGGTTATATCCATAAAGACAACATCATCAGAACCTGCACAATGCAAGCCTAACAATCTGCCCTTGGGGTCAAATAACATACCTCCACAATCGCCAAACACAGTCTTAATATCGTGGTGTCCTTCTGACATAAAACCAGTATGTACACAAAGTACATCTTTATTTAGTTCAGTGTCGTAACGAGACAGATATAGTGTAACCGGTCCATTGTAACTTAACGGGTCTGGATGTAGACTGATATGTGGGACACTGTGTTTGTCGTGTAGTGGGATTCTAATTAAAGTACCAATCAATTCTGCTGAATCAATGTCATATTTAGAGCGGTCCAGATTTTTACAATTAAGCAACCCTTTACCATTATTATAACATGCCTCGAATTCTTGTTTCTTACTACCGAACAAATGTCGCTGAATATATATATATCCATTGACAACCGCTCCTCGTAGACTTGATACACTAGTTTTAGTAGTATACTTAATTAGAGGATTAATGGCAACAGGCATTTCAAGAACGATGTGTGAAATTGAGGGGTTAGATGCGGCGCTCTTGTTCTTTAAATCGGTTGATAGCACTGAATAATTCATTAGTTCATTGTCACGTGCAAACATAATCTTAGTATTATAGTTTGGAATGTGCAAATGGTGCTTGGGGTTGTAAGTTGAGTTGGCTACAGTGGCACGATGGCAAGCAGCTAAGTACAAACATTCAAGGAGTTGATCCTTATGTACATCAGCAATGCTAGTGTTAATGATTTTACTCAAATTTGATTTTGCAGCCTCATCCGTTTTTTCACGTGTTGTATTCCTATAAGCAACCCAGTCAGCATGCGCTGTGGCATTTGAAACTGAGGATTTTAAGTAGTTCGGTCGCTGTGATTGTATGTAACGGTATGCAACGTAACTAACTATGATAGTAAGGACTAAACCATAGCTAGTAAAAATGTATGGTATCAAAATATACTTAGTGACAGCCACAATTTCAAATAGTAATGTAGCTAGCTGTAAAATATTCTTGGTAAATTCTGCGCGATATCTTTGTGTCATATATGCAAATAAGTCAATGACGGCAATTGCGAGTGCACCCATCATAAGTAAACAGCCATAACTGGTATTACTTGTGTATGGTAGCCAATTGTAGATTGAAACAAAAATATATGAGCCATACACCCTAGGTGTTAACAACAAAGGTCCAAATGCATAGGCAAAAATTGTGATCAACTTTAAACACATGACCATGGTATTCTCTCGTATTGTGATAGCTATAGCCAAAATAATAATTAAGGCTGCAGTATATAACATGAGGAATAAACCAAATTCAGCAATAAAGTTATCCACAACATGTATACCTGTAATATATGCATAGCATTGAAGTGGTACATCTGGAGCGAAAGCTGGTGTTGGGCTGTTGTCTGATTTGCAATATTCCAAGTACTTTTCACGAATTGTCAAAACATATTCCCCTGGATTAGTAAACAGTGTTCTAAAGTAGTTATATCTTCTATCCTTATAAACGAAGCCAATGGCATCGCTCAATTCATAGATGGACTGTTTAGTAAGTGGTTGTTTTAAGGGGTACATGTGATAAGCATTTGAATTTTGTCCATACCTTAATTTTATGACATAAATAGTGTCCAACGTTTGATTTATACAATCCTGATACAAAACAATTGTATCAGAGTGGTGAAGGAAATCACAAACTTGACCTAGATCAAAAGCTCGCATTCCTTTATGGTAAAAGTCTTGACGCATAGGATACTGATTATAAAAGTTCAGTTGTATGTCATAAAAGGCCATAAGCATATTGTTGTAGCGTGTAACTATGTGGTATTTTGTGGAGTTATACACTGTGTATACATAATCTGTAAAATTATGTACGGAGTCATTAACGTAATCGGTAATATTATGTACTGAGTTATTAATATATGTATAAGCTTGTGTACCGTCATTTTCTACTGTGCGTAGAATGTGTGCAGAATAATGTGTTAAAGTGTTGATAACCTTAGATGTATTATTCAAAGTAGGGACTTCAGGCTTAGGTGCTATCTTAGCGGGTGGTGTTACTAGTTGTCTAGCCAGAATATTATGTACATTATCTGTAACACGTATGATTAATGGTTGGCGTGTGTGGTCTTCCAGAAGTTGCCAATTTATATTTAAGATACCTTCCACATATGCAGTGGGTGTCTTGCCATTATAGTAATTAAATTCAATAGTCTCGTTGTAACGCTTATGATCAAGCGTACCCAAGACAAAAATACCATTAACAAGTGGTGTGTAAGTATCGAAAATGGAAAATAAGGCGCGTGCAGCTGGAACTGTAATTAAGTCGATATCTTCAATAAGCATAATTTTATGTTGTTCCAAAAGTGGCTTATACTTAAGTAGAATTTGGCTGTAATCATCCATATATTCTAACTTGTTGAAGTCGTGGTGCGTTAGCTTTAGTGCTGTATTGTCGTAACATTCTTCCATGATTTCTATTATATCTGCTATTATTGTCTTAACAATTGCAGGTGTATCATGTACTATTACGAATGTGGCAGGTTCTGTACCAGCTAAGGCTCTGTTTACACTAACATTCAAATTAATCCAAAACGTATTTTCAATTAATGGGTATTTAGATTGTAATGTTGTGTAATGGTATTCACAAATCTTTTGGTATTGCGTGGGTTCTTCAACAGCCGTGAGTTCAGTAACGACTAATTGTGGTTCATTAAACATAAATTCCTGTTGCAATGATTCGCAAAATTCTTGGTTTACACCGCATTCTAGGTAATTTCCTAAGTTGTTGTAAACACGTGTGACAACAAAGTGTTCAGGATTATAAACACAATGTACACCACGGGTTTGAATGCAAGTGTCGTTGGAGTAGACGAAAGTATTGAGTGTGTAATTATTGTACCGTAACACACCCATTTCAAAATCATCATACAACCGCAGTTCATGGTTTTGGAAATAGCGAAGTTGTGTATAGAATTCAGCCGGTGGTGCATATTTGACTGGTTCTATAATTTCTGGTTTAGGTTCTGGTTTATGCATGCAATAACATGTCTTACTACAGGAGGGGCTGATAATTAGTGGTTTGCCATGTTCCTGATGTTTTATACGTTTAGTTAATCGCTCAGTGATCTTAATTTCCACATCTGTAGCAGTGGTATCAAGACCGGTGAATAGAATACAAGCAGGTGCTTTACAAATGCCTCCTGTACCTTGGGCCAACAATTGTACGACCTTACCTGTATAATCTTCACTCTCTGAATAAGTTTCAGTATACAAAACGTTTGATTCGTTTAAGTTGTAGAATTGCAAAAGAATCTGCAAGTCCAATTTGGTGTCATAATCAGATAGTACGTGTGTGTTCAGCGGTAGGGCATTAGAGAACGCCTTAAGTATGTAATCATCCTTAGGTACAGGTTTGATCACGTTGTTCAAGTTTAGAGCATTGGATACTGATAAACGTATTAAGTCCTTAAACTCAACACCATCGATGGAAAAACATTGTTTAGTCAAATGTTCATAATTTGCATAAGCGTGGTATTTTGCGATGGTTAGGTTTTGCAAGTTGTTACAGTATAGATCAGCTTGATCAAGAATTTCATAAGTTGTGCAAACCTTAGCATAAGTAGGGCTCATAATAGAAATAAGACATAGCATTGTCATGAATGTGGGACCAAACGATAAAGCTGGTTGACGACGAGCGGGTTTGTTCTGTTTAGCAAGTGTATGTTGCAGAAGCTGCGTTTGAGGTTGTAATTTTCCCTTGCGTTTAGTTTTCTGGGTGTCCTCAGCTTCTGTATCATCTTCTTGTTCTGATGTTTTGTTTGACGATTTCTTAGCTTTTAGCAACCATGGTGTACGAGGGTCTTTGAGCTCGTTGGTTAAGGCATTGGTCAAATCAAAATCATTTACGAAACTGAGTTTTATATCGCTTTTGCGTATATTCATAGTGGCGTCATCTAGCTCGTATTGTGTATAAACCATAAGTGTATCTAAAACTACAGTTACATTCGCCAGGAGTTCCTGGAGGTGTTGTTTACTTTCATAGGCGATAAAGCCAAGATGTGGATAAGCTATAGTATTATTAACGTAAATAGGTCCTAGGTTAGATTCAATAGTGTTAAGTGCATTAACTGCTTTCTTAGGTGCTAGTGCATATTTAGTTGGGATATTTGTAGTGGTTGTACCAAAGGTATCTGCGAATGTTTTGGTATTCTTCTCATAAGCCCTAATGTTATGTACAGTATAGGCCAATGGTTTAGTTACCTTATCATTATAGCGAAGTACTTTGCAAGTTTTAGCTAAAACTAGTGCGTCTATGGTAGGATTATGTTTCTCTGTGTGGTTATGTCCATATAGATTACATATTTTACAATATCCATTAAGTGTGTTTCTGTCCAGGCGTGCAAAATCATTGTGGAGAAATACGTTTAGGCGAGACTCGTCACGCGCAAAAACTGGAACTTGGTAGTACAGATTTCTGCGAGTAAACACAAAGATGATCCATTGTAAGGCACGTTTCAAAGGGTTGTCCGAAACGGGTCCAACAAATGGATTATGCATGATTTTCCTGAGAGCATAAATGGTCAAGAGTAGCGTGGTCAGAATAGGGATCCAGCACTGGATAACATTGGTGACAAAGTTATCCATAGCCAGCTTTTGATCTCTCTCGAGGACAACATTGTCCTTAAGAGCGTAATCGTGGTATGTCATGGTGTCGTATCAAGACGTTTTACAACAAGCTCATACTATTGCACAAGGTTACTCTGTTAACGTGATGAGCACTATTAAATAGCCTCTGTTAATCTAAGTATTTGTAACAATAGAAACAAACCTTTCAAAGTCTGGACCTATGGCCTCTTACAACTGTGAATTGTACGGATTTATTGTTCACTAGCCAAGTTGTTGTAGCATCGAAGATTCCTAAAAGATGTTAAGTGGGAGAGTGTCTCAAGAGGTTCTTTAAGCAACTGATGTGGCTAGATTGGTGGTCAGAGTTTAGCGTCTCCGACAGACGGACGGGGTTTTATACTTGTAGTAGTAGTATTATGGTTGAAAACA